GCATGAAAAAATTTTCTGAACGGCGCATGATAAAATTTTCTGAACCGCGCAGTTTAAAAATTGAATAAGCGACGGTATTTTAGATATAAAAAATAAANGANANNNGAGCAATGAAAAAATTCGCAATATTTAAAACTGGGAAGCATACCGATTCAAATGGCAACACAAAAGAATGGACGCAAGCCGATCTTGATTTTATAGTCAAAACTTACGATCCTGTCAAGCATGAAGCGCCCATCGTAATTGGTCATCCGGAGAATAACGCGCCGGCTTATGGTTGGATAGAAAAATTAGAAAGAGTGGGCGATATTTTATATGCATATCCAAAACAGGTAGCTAAAGAATTTGTAGAAATGGTCAAGAAAGGAATGTTTAAGAAAAGATCGATATCGCTGTATCCCGACGGCACGCTAAGACACGTTGGATTTTTAGGCGCGGCGCCGCCAGCTGTAAAAGGTTTGCCTGAAGTTGAATTTAAAGAAAAGGAAGCGAGAATATATGAATACGAATTTGAAACGGAAGAAATGATTTTTTCCGATAAGGACTCTGGAAGCTGGGAAGCATCTTCTACATTCTTTAGCGGCGACTCGGAAATAATAAAAAAATACGAAGAAGCTATGACGATAAAAAATGAAATAATTAAAAAAAATGAAGAGCAAATAAGCGAGTTAATGAATAAAATAAAGACGTTGGAAAATAAACTGAAAGAAATAGCTGAAGAGGAAGCGAAGAAAAATTTCTCTGAAAAGATAGAGCGCTTAATAGAAGAAGGTAAGATATTGCCAAAAATGAAAGATAATATTATGAATTTATGGCGGCTATATCATCAGACATATAATTTTTCGGAGAATGGGAATTCGAGTTTTACGGAAAGCTTATTAGAGCTTCTAAAAAGTTATCCTAAAATTATATCTTATGAGGAAGAAGCTAAAAAGACGGAAGAAAACGCGTCAATATCTACGTCATCTTCGTCAATAATAGCAAACGAAATTAGAAAATATATGAGGGGAAAATGAAACTAAACGAAATATCACAAAAGGACGTATTAACGCAAACTTTTGTAAAAAATATGATCGAAAGATCGACAGTATTAGAGTTTGCGGAGTTTTATTCCATAGTGGGCAACGCGGATTATACGCGAAAAGCAAGCTCCGCAAGCGGCGGAAGATTTAGAGAGCTTAATCAAGATTATCCAACAAACGCAGTTAGTCCAGCATACGCAAATCCGACGTTGAAAATATTTGGAGATAAAGTTCAAGTGGATAGAGCTCATGAAAGACGGGGTTTAGATGTGGCAAGCGTAAGAGCAAGAGAATTGGTAAATTTTGCAAAGAGTTTAGGGAAACAGTTCCAGTATTACTTTTTTTTAGGAGATGGGACAAACGGAACAATAGCAGGACTTAAAAATATTATATCCGAATCGGAAACTATAACAGCCGCTACAAATGGCTTGGCGGTTCCGTTAGGCAACGATAATACTTCAAAGACAACGCAACAGAAATTTTTGGAATTAATAGACAAATTGATACAAAGCGTCGAAGGGGGAGCTCAAGTTATATTTATGAATCCAATGGTATTGTCAAGGTTGACGTCAATAGCGCGGGAATATATAAAGTATGAGACGAACGAATTTGGAACTCCGGTTCCTTTTTATAACGGCGTTCCGTTAAGAAGCGCGGGATATAGCGCCCAAGGAGAAATGATTTTAGATTTTAACGAGACTGTAGGGACTTCAAACGATTGTTCGTCGATATATGCCGTAAGATTTGGAGAGGCGGCGGATCTATCGGTGGCGACAAATATTGGAGTTGAAATAAAAGATTTAGGTTTGGTTGGCAATTATTATACGCATTCGGTTGACTTTGATATCGATTTAGTTTTGTTAAACCAAAAAAGCGTCGCAAGATTAAAAGGAATAAAATTGGCGAGTTAGCATATGCCATATATAACGCAAGAAATACTTATTAATTTTATTGATATAAAAGAGGTTATTAAATTAACCGACGATAATAACGACGGACAGATAGATTCGAGCGCTATGCAACAAGCGCTCGAATCGGCAGACGCCGAGATTGATTTGTATTTGAAGAATGTTTATCAAAATATCCCAAAGCCAACGGAAAATAAAATGCTTCAAAGCATAGCCGCAGATATTACAATGTATTATTTATATAAGCGGAGATTGGCGACTGAAATGCCTGAGAGCGTCGCGGAAATATATAATAATGCGATAAAAAAATTGAGACAGATTAGAGAAGGGCTGCTATCTATAGATATAGGGAGAATAGAACAATCGTTTAATATAAAAGAGAGCGCGAATAAAAGAATTTTCCCAAATGAATTATTGGATAAATTGTAAATAAAAATGAAAGCGTCAAAAGTTGCTTATGAAATAATAAAAAAATACGAGGGATTAAAGTTAAACGCATATAAATGTCCCGCCGGCGTTTGGACTATTGGATACGGACATACCGCGACAACGCGGGAAGGAATGAAAATTACGGAAAAGGAAGCGGAAAGACTTTTGGAAAAAGACGTCGAAGAGATTGAAAGAACGTTAAACGCTTGCATAAAAGTTTCCTTAACGCAAAATCAGTATGACGCATTGATATCGTTGGCTTACAATATTGGCGCAAGCAAATTATGCAAAAGTAAATTGATGCAATTGGTTAATATAAATAATTTCAAAGAAGCCGCGGAGGAGTTTCTAAAATTTAATAAGGCGCGAATAAATGGAGTTATGCAAGAATTGAAGGGACTTAATAATAGAAGAGAAGCCGAACGCAAATTATTTTTAGGCGAAAAATGAAAATAAGTCTTTATATATTGATAATTTTATCTTTAATAGGATGCTCGCAACATCCTGTTTTATTGCGGGATATTAAAGTTGATACGATAAAAATTGTTTCTCCGACAATAGAAGAAACTTTAGACGCAAAGCGAGAAAGCGACAGCTTAATATATGGAGAAAAAATAATAAAAAATGATACGGTTGTTATNGTAAAATATTATCCATACTCGCAAAAGATATATGTTAAAGCTAAACCAGATACGGTTAGGATAATTAAAATTGATACCGTCGCTATAACGAAATTAACCGATAAAACAAATTCGGATAAGAGATTATTGGAATGGATTACTATAATTTTTATTCTTGTTTTTATTTATCTAATTGTTAAGAAAATAGCATGATTAAGGAAATAAAAGAATATATTAAAAATACGCTTCAGGCTGAAATGAATGAAAAATTGCCGCTGAATTTAAGAATAGCGGTGGAAATACCCGGGAGCGTATCAAATTATGTTCTTACGCATCCGATAGGCGCATATCTTATTTTATATGAAGGCAGCGAATTTGTAAAAAGAGAACTGGTTAATTATATCGCGCAAGATCGGAACATGAAAATCCAAGTTTATATAATTTGTCGGCATAGAAATGAAATGACCCCTGAAGAATATATAGATTTCGCTATAAATTCTCTTACGGGGGCGGAAATTTCCGTCAATAAAAATGATAATAAAATTTATTGCTTGAAAGACGAATTTATAGGCGAAGAAAACGGCGTTTGGACTTATGTCGCTACTTTTATTGTTCCCGAAGAATTTTTTGAATCAAAAATAAATTAGAGGTAAAAATGTCTGGCTTAAAATATTTATATATGTGCGAAGCTGGGAAATTGAAAAATAATCCGCCAGCTGATAGCGTTATTGTANCCGGCGTAAATAAAAGTAATTTGCTTTCTTTTAAAGATGACGAAATGCAAAAAACGATATTTGACCAAACTATAGAAAACCGCAAGCTTGTTAGAATTGAGGTTGAAGATTATGGCAGCGACAGTAATAGATTGCTTGCAGCTATTAATTATATAAAATACAATGGATGCGACGCCGAAGTTATAGAAAAAAATGCAGTATGGGATTTTGCCGTAGGGAATGGGTATCAATTGGGGTTTGATTTTGAGTTTACTCTTACGGAAAAAGAAAGATATATAAAATATATTTTGGAGAGATCATTTGATCTTACGGAAGCTTATAATATGGTAATCAATTTATATGAAAATG